ATTTTGTTTATTTAATTTTTCTATTTCGCTTTTTGTATAACTAATTTCTATTTCTATTTTTGAATTATATGTTTTTTCTTTATTCATTATTATTGTTTAAAATTTCTACTTCTATTATCGCTTCAAGGTATTGTACTCTACCTTCTAAAGCCTCTATCCTTGCATTTAGATAGTCTATTGTCGTTGGGGTTGCTGCTCTTTTCACGTCCTCGTAATGTGTCATTATTTATAAATTATTCTGTAAAATAATCAAAAGGGTTGTTTAAATAGCCACAAAAAATACGCAAGTCCATAACGCTGCCATACTTTAAATCGCTTACGAAAACTTTTTCTTCAAGTTCTTCATAAAGCTGTGTAACTAAATCTGAATACTCTAAATTAGCTACACTTAATTTGTCTTTGTACACTGGGTGTAATCTTTCTAATAGTGTCATTTGTTATTGTTTAAAATTAATGATATACAAATTTAACAAAATATATTTAATATAAACAAATTATAAACTACTTTTTTTATAAATAACAAAAAAACCACCTTGTGATAGGTGGCTTAATTGACTGCTAAACAGTTGAAAACAATAACAAGACATTGGTTAGTCTATTCAAAGATACACATTATTAGCGTTATATAAGTAAGGTTTATTGAGAAGTTATTAACTAAAAGTTTTGTTTGTCTTTTAGTTCCTGTAGTTTAGTCTTGTATTGGTCAAATATTTCTTGCCATTCTGGGTCTGTAAGTTTTAACACCCCTCTTGACTTTTGTAGTAGTTCTTGTGATAGTTCTTGTCCCAAAGCTATACTATACTCATACTGTCTACCGTATTCAAATCTATTACACTTTCTGCATTGTGCGTGTACGTTCCTTTCGTCGTATCTTGTGATTAAGTGTTGTCTACCAATGAAGTGTCCAGCATCTGTTTCTGTGAAGTGTACCTTTTTACCGCAGCTTACACAATTACAATAACCAGTATTATTGTCTGCATCTCTACGTCTTATAAACTCGTGAAATGGTTTATCAATCTTATTCTTCCAATACTTTAATGTTTTCTTTTTTGGCATTGTTTTGGTTTTTTGGTTTTAGAATACACCTCAAAACGCATATTCATTATAAATTTGTTTTTTATCTATTTATTTAGAAATATATTTATATCTATATATTTAGAAAACAGTTTTTTATAATAAATGGTACAAAGTTATATATTTATTTTTAGAAAAAAAAATTATTTTTTTACTTCTTCCAATGCTTTGTAATCTTCTCTGCACTACGCATACCAAAATACCCACCATAGACTAATAATAAAAGTGAAGAAAGTAAGTCTATCCAGTTTGGGTCTATTTTAAAGCCTTCTAACGAACTATCTAATATTATATATACAAATAGTGTAGCGGTTAAAAAGGCGAGTGTTAATGGTCTTATATTGCGTGTAAGGTAGCTATCTGTTTGGTTGTCGCTTACCCATCGCTTTGTGGTTTCTTGCATTTCTAACATATCGTATCGCAGTTCTTCAAGTAGAAGTTCTTTGTCTGCTTCTGATAGTTTATCGTCTTTGCCTATTTTACTTGCAAGGTCTTTTAATTGTTCTATACCAGTAACACTACCAACAACCGATAATAGCTCTGGAGCTACATCTTTGCCTTGTTTCACGAGCCAACGTAAAGCATCGCCTACTCTTGTAGTTCCGTTCTTTTTTTTATAGTCACCCATTCCACCTTGCTTTAGTCTTTCTTATGTCGTAGTGTACAAACGTATCGTATAATCCTAAACCACCTTGTAGCATATGTCCCATATCTATTAAATCCTCTATAAGTACGAATACTTCTGCTGGTTTTAAGCTCTGTATAGTTATATCTGCAGCTTTGCCTAATAAGTGTTGTGAAGTTTTTGAGCCGCCTACCTTTGCGTTATGCTCTGGGCATCTATATGCACTATTGATAGTTATAGGTCTACCAGTATAATCTCTTAAAAACTGTAGTTGTGATGCAAGTTTAATAATGTTCTCGTATACCTCTAAAGGCATATCGCATCCACCCTTGCATTCAAACTCTTTAAGTTTAAAGTTCTTTGTCATTTTTCTTCTTCTGCGTTTCGTGTATCTTCTGCACAGTATAAACAATAGAAGCCAGTAAAAGAATAATCTTTAAACTGTTTTCAACGTGC